CGGTGGACTGGATGGTACCGCTGAAATTGATGTAGGCACCGCCGGCCGCATCTTGGTTCAGGGTAAGGTCAGTCACATAGGCTTCCGACTGATGGTAATACACCGTGCCAATTGAACTGCCGGTGATCGTTGGGTTCTGGAACCTGACGGTTATCTTGGTTTTGTTGACCAGTACCGTCAGTAGGTCCTTGTAGCTGATGGATGACGCACTCGGTGCGCTTTCGCAGACGGCATCGAAGTCGAAACTGAACTTGCTGTCACCCACCGAGGTGAGGACGCCGCAATTGGTTTCATCTTCATTGACGGTCACGGTCGTGTTTACGGACGATGTGCGTAGGCAGACCAGCGTTTTGTAGCTGCTGCCGCCGGCAACATCGATCTCGATGTTTTGAAGACTGCCTTGAATCTGTCCCATTTATTTTTCAATTAGTGATTGCGCAAATCTAATGATTTTCCGAACGATGTGGTAAGCCCCGTCCTGCTCAATCAGGTACTGCGTCCCCTCTACTTGAGGATTCATGAATTGGAAATCCGCGTTAGTGATCGTGCTGTACGGATAGGTCAGGATGGTATTGATGACTTGGTACGATATGCCATCGACCAGGGAATAGTCAAGTTTCTTGTACTGCCGTGTCACGATGTCCAGGGCGATGCTGCCGTCATGGATGAACAGCTGATTGTTACCCACCTGGTTTGACGCCATACTGTTGATGTACACATAATTGTCCGGCAGGGTCTCGATAGGCATGAACTCATACACTGCCACACTGTTGCCATCATATGTGAGGCCAGACAATGCTGCCATGTATGCTTCACGCAAGGCTTTGCCGGGGTCTTTCATAGGTTAGCTGATTTCAAGATGGTTTGTAGTCTGCTAATCAGCTTTGGCCTGACTTCCAGGAACGATGGCCACAAAAATGGTTGCGGTGCAATGCCGTTGATCATGATTTTCCTTGCAATGTTCACCGCGTGATTCTTGTCACCTTTCTTGATGATCTTCTTTTTCGTTCCCCATACATAGATGGCTTCGACCATTGTCGAAAAGTTACCACGACTAGCGCGGCCTTTCACTGCAGCCGCCACCTCGGTAAGTTCCGGCGGCACACTTACCTTTTTCACCGTTCCAAACTCGATGTAAGGGGCATGATAGGCATTGGCAAAGACAGTGTATTTCAGATTGCTAACCTTCTCCGTGCCTATGCTATTGCGCAGTTCTGAAAAGTTTGACGGCGCTTTGCGCTTGGCCCTTGTTGCTATGCTTTGAGCTTGTGCGTCAATCTCTGCGTCTATCTTGGCATTTAATTCACTATTCACGTCCTTGATGGCCGCAATAACCTTTTCCACCCCCATCAGTTTCAACGTCATATCGGCACCCTCCTTTGGTATTGGGTGGCCAGCATCGGGAAGTCCGTGAGGGTGGCGTTCTCATTCGATAGGTCTATACCCCTGTTCTGGTAAGTGTACGCTGTGATGCTCAATATGTCGTTCTTGGCATCTTCTGGGATGGTATCGAAGCCATATGATAGGTAAATGGTGTGAATGCCTGATTGATACATCCGTATCTGTGACCCGACAAGGTCGTACTGCCCGCATCCTATGGATTGATTCCCGAACTGCACGGCATCGACCGACTGCACAGGCCCCGGCAGGTCGTACCATTCCATGGCGTTCATCTCGATGGTCAGCGTTGCCTGCCTGTCACCATATGACTTGCCCGTGTAGTTCTCTAGCCATATCCTGGCGTTTTTGATTAGTGACGTGATCAGTGCATCATCATCCGTGAAATTGACTTTCATGTACGCCTTTGCAGTTGCCAGGCTAACCGGTTCCGTGGTGTAGTCGGATGTGATTTCGATGTCCAGCAGCAGATTCATACGTGCAATTTATACCATTCCACGGAACGGCGTAGGAAGCCATGCAGCGCGTCCAGTTCAGCCACAGGGTCAAGTTCCCGACTGCGCACCTTGGCCGCCAGGGATGCCTTTGCGTACGCCCTTGGCTTAAACAATCTTTCAATCTCGTCAACCCATCCACTGACATTTTCACGTTCAACGTAAATCCCTGCCTTGCCGCAATTTTCGCGCAGACCCGGTGTGCCGGTGCTGATGACAGGTATTCCGCTGCACATCGCTTCTGTGGCTGTCCGGCCCCAACTTTCGTACTCGGACGGCATAATTAGAATGCGCGTTTGTCGATAAATGGCCCTGATGTTATCGGTCTTTTGTACCACAGTCACATTGGCCGGCTGGTCGGTGTACTGCCCAAGTTTCCACGGCTCCGAATAGGACCCGACCACCCCGATGAACTTTCGGTGAGGCATGGCCTCGGCAATCTGCCGAAGGATATGCCCGCCCTTGTTATGGTCAAGGTTTATCAACGTGATGGTTTCGTTCAGTGACGGGTCTATGTTGGTGTCATAAAAACGCCAATTAACAGGTGGGTGAAGTACAATGCTCTCATGCTTGTACCCAAGTTCGTGCTTTGCCCATTCGCTGTTGTACACAATGAACTGCGGCTTTTCTGCCGTCTCGATGTTCAGGCTCTTGTGCGTGTTGTGTATCAGATGAAAGATGGGACGCCTTTGGATGGCTCCCATCCCGATGGTCCAATTGGTGTAGTCAAGGTGCGTGAATGCCATGTCTGCCCACCGGAACAGGTTGAGTGTAGTGTTTTGATCAGGTGGGAACACATCGACATTGTCGTATATGTAATGGCTTTCGATCTTATAATGGTTGGCCTGATGAAGCAGGACCTTCACGGTGTCCCCCTTTCCCTGCATGTGTTTGTTTATGCCGTGCAGCATGAACTCGGCCCCGCAGAGGTGTTCAGGTGGGTATAGGTGTATGCTTGCCAGAATATTCATATAACTGTCCAATTTGGTGGATAAATGTCTGACGTGTCAAGATGTGCCGCTGCAGGACCGAACCACTGCCGTGGTGCGACCACTTGCGATGAATTGGCAAGCCATGCACCCCACCAGCTGAACGTGCTGTTGGCGATGATATGCCGCCGGCATTCCGTCATGGCGTGCAAGGCATCGTGTGTACTACCTGTGTGGAACCAACTGCGCTCGTCGAGAAGATTTGGCAGTATGTCGTATGACTTTTCGGCATCGTCACTAAAAACGATGTAAGGCCCCGGCATGGCACGGATAGCTTGTTCGTAATAGTCGCGCGTGCAGATAGGATGATAGTCGCTGCCATAGTCACCACAGCGCACATGAATGGCCGTGTATGAATTGATTTTTGCAGGTTCACGAAACGTGAACAGATGCCGGATGTAGTCGGCGCAATGTGTGAAATACTTTTCGCTTTGCATGTGGCCCACATAACTGACACCGTCAGGATGTGTCAGGCCCTGCCATCCCCAGTTGATGAAATGTTCCGGCAGCTCGGTTGTCAGCTTTGGTATTTGTTTCCAATTAGTAAACCACCCGCCAATGTCGATGTCTTCAGTGCTGCCAAACCGCTCTTTTGCATCATGGTTGATCCATTCGGGAAATGCAAAGTCATACCCATTGGCCTTTGCTATGCCGATGGTTGAAGCCACCTGGAACATTTGATTGCCGAGGCGGCCGTGCCTTCCTAGTTGTCCGAAAGTAACCATTCGTTATTGCGTTTCCGATGGTGGTTGAATATGACAGGGTAATTGTCCGTGTATGTTCCTATGTCGTATATGAAAGCCCCGTCATTGTACGATGCAGGCCACCAATGCAGTGGGATGTTGTGTGCTTGTGCCACGGCCGTCAGTATGGCCTGATCATGCCGATGTTGTTTGAATGATGGGTATTGATGATTTCCGCAATTGTCGTCAATGTAGTTCCCAACTTGGCACCATGAAAGCCATTTGTTTGCCACCTGCAGGGCAAAGTCAGACACTTTGAACACCATTGCCGATGCCTGCACCTGGTGGCCGTCCCTGCACCCCATTGCGTCAAATACTTCGCGCTTGCACCACTCGCGGTGTTGGTAGTTGTTGCCAAATAGAAACACATCACTTTTCTCGCGCTCCATTATGTCGATGATGTGCCGGATGTTGCTGATGAACTCCACCCCCGCGTCGGTATAGACGTAGTAATCGCCATCATGCGCCCCGTCGATGGCCCGATGTATCATGTACGGTTTCCACAGCCAATACCCTGCGCCCCTTGGTTGCGAAAGGATGTGCTTGTTTGTTTCCGCGAATATCGGGTCGATGGTCATGTGGAATGTCGCATTACAACCATGGCGCAATGCGCTTTGGCGGCAAACCTCCAATGACTTGGTCATGTTGTTCGAAGCATATGACAAGTGGTAGATCATGGCAGGCTGTTCAGATAGTTCTCGGATGCCTTGAATGTATCGGTGTAGTCCACGTCGGTGTTCCAAAGGTCCGACCTCCCCGGTCGTTGGTAGGACAGGAAAGGACTGCACACATAGGCATTCAGGCTGCGCAACATCTTGGCATCCAGGAATGCGTCATACATCTGTTCGCCATCGTAGGCCTCAAGTATCTGTTCGATGGCCTTATGTGTGTAAATAATGGCGTGTGTGGTAAACGCATTAAAAATGCGGAAAAGATGTTGTGAAACGCGGATAGGTGGGATGAAATCGGGATGTGGTTTAGCATTTGCCCCCAAGTACAACATATCCCAATCATTGGGCAGTTCTGACAATATAGGTTCGATCAGGTCAAGATTGCGCAGGTCTGCGTCATCCTCCATGACAAGGATGGTTTCAAGGTCGGTGTCTGCAAAAATGGTGAGGATCTCCCTTTGCGACAGGTTGAACGATCGCTTGGGGTTTTCGTCCTTGATGGCTTGAAAAAAAATGTAGTCAAGGCCGTTTTCCTTCGCTGCCTTGTCGAACAGGTATTGCCTATCAATTCGTGGCTGATGGGTCAGCACAACCACCTTGTCAACATAGTGCTGAAGCATTGGCGTGTGTTATACAAACAAAGATAGGGAGGCCGCGACTTGCGACCTCCCCATAGATCTGAATGCACCGATTAGGATGCGGTGCCGGTGGTACCGTACACTGCGGCGGTAGGCTGGAACGAAAGCAGCTCGATCCTTGCCTCGGCCCGGTACGTGACCAGGTTCTTGATGAAATCGTCCTCGTTGAACTCCGTGCTGCGGACCGCGAGGCCGGAGGCCTGGGCGATACCGAAAGCATTGGTGTTCATGGCGTAGAACCTCGAACCTGTGACCTGTGCGTGCGGAACGACGGGGACGCCGTTGATCCTGATGGCACCGGAGGCATCGACAGCCACCGAAGCAGGCACGCTGAAATCACTGGGCTTGGTGAGCAGGAGGGTGGACCATGCTTCCCAGGTGGTCAGGATCAGGTTTGCCTGGCCGAGACCGAGCTTGCCATGCTGTGCAAGGCCGTCGATCATCTTGGCAACCGTGAGGGTCTGCGAAGTGACAAGGGCCGTTGCGTTGGTGGCAATCGTGTTCAGGAAACGAGTGTTGACGGCGCGATTCCAGTCCTCAATCAGCGACTGCGACAGGTACGACTGAAGAAAGGGCAGGTCCTGCAACATCTGACGGCTCACGCGGGCATAACCGGCGATGAACGGTACAGACACATTCACCATCTCCACGTCGTAGTCAACCTGCGCCTTTGCACTGCCCTCGGTCTGTGCGCCGAACGAACCTTCACCCACAGGCGTCTTGCCCCTAGGAAACGTCACGTTGCCGGTGGCCGTCGGGACGATGCGGAATACATCGTACAGATGCGGCTGGAAGAACGAACGCAGGATGGGGTTCTGCGCATAGCTGATCTGCGACGTGCCGGTCAGGTTGTCGGTCATGGTCATGTTGCCGACCGCCTTGCTGCTTGCGAATGGACGCTCGCCACGGATGGCGTCGTAGTTCTCGGCGATCACTTCCATCACGGCGGCCTTCATGTGCTCGCTATTGGCCCATCCGGCCTTGTCGGATACGCCTGCAGCCAGTTTGCCCGACTTGGCAGTAAGGGCCTCGACCTTTGCCTTCAGCTCGGCGATGCTTTCGCCCTTCTTGGCGGCATCTTCGTTCAGCTGTGCGACGATGGCAGCATTCTTGGCGTCGAGGGCTGCGACCTCGCTGGCCACCTGGGCCTTCATCTCGGCCACCTTGGGCTCTATTGCGCTAACAATGTCTTTTACTTCCACTGTATTAGTGTTTTGTTGTTTTGTAAATCACTATGTCCATAGCATCCTTCACCATCTTGGCGTAGTCCACTACCGGCGCAGGGTCTGCAGGTGCAGGAGCCTGGGCGGCACTCATGTCCTCAATCAGTTGGTTCAGTTGCTTAATCTCTAGCATTAGCAGTTGTATCGTTTCGTCCGTGGCATCCGAGTGCTTGACAAACTTTTCAAGTTTCTTCACCCTCTCCACCCTTTGGTCGAGTGACTTGACACCGAGCATCGGCGTGTATTCATTCGCGCCCCATGATGTCAGGCTCGACCCTTCGTACAAAGTTATGTCAAGCAGTTCGTTCGCATCCTTGCCCTTCTTTTGATTGCGCACGTTGAAACCGATGGAATGCTCTTTCACAAGGTCGGATTCGACCATCTTCAGGAAGTCCACCCCTAGACTGTGCTTGCCTATTTGCGATTCATAATAAAGGCCGTATTCATCTTCTTTAAGCACATTGATCTTGCCAAGGGGTTGCTTTGGATCATGGTTCAACAGGTGCTTTACCCTTCCCTTCGGAAACCATTCGTCAATGCTGCGTTTGAACGCACCCGGCCGGATTATGTCGCCGTCCGCATCCACGATATTGAACGCAGAAAAGTAACCCGTCACGATGCCCTG